TGGATAGAGACTCTGCAGTTTCTTTAATGCAACAGCGGCTCGGAAATATTTCCGGGCTGGCGTCTCAGTGTATCTCTGAGCTTCAGCAGGCCCAGATTGAACTGGAGCAGCTCTCAGAGCTTCCCTGGTTTTTGCTTTCGACCCAGGCCGATGTGACGAATTTGGCCACTGCGCTGGATACGATCAACCTTCCCACCGGCTTCATCCGAATGTATGAGGAGGATCACTTCTGGCTCTACACTACAACCCAGACTGACCCCTGGATAGAGCTTTTTGAAAACGACTGGAAAAGTATTAAGGAGGCGCAGGGAAATTACACCGCGACCTTCTCTGGCACACCGGGGCACTACGCGATTGTGGGGAGCAATATCTACATCGGCCCGCTTGTTCCGACAGAGCAAAAAACCTTCAAGATGAGGTACTATAAAAAGGCCACTACGCTCTCGACGAACGTTGAAAACAACTGGTTGGCCAACGCGCCGGAGGTTTTAATCTCCTACGCGGGCATTCGAGTGGCGGCGTTTCACACGAGAGACGAGAAGGCTGAGGCCGCGTTTACGCGAAGCCTGAGTGTGTCGCTTTCCCTTCTCAACGACGCCAATGAGCAGCGGAAACATTCTAATCGAAGCTATGTGATGGAATATGCCTGAGGTGAATCATGGGGCTTGAAACAATTACCGCAACGAGTTATATCTCAGATCTGGTTGCAACGTACCCGACTGGCACGGATGATCGGAGTACGTCCGACGATCACCACAGGGCGATTAAACTTGCCCTGAAGAATTCCCTACCGAATATAGATGGGCCGGTGAATTCCACTGATACGGAATTGAATTTCTGTGTCGGTGTAACCGCGCTGATTCAGACGCAGTTGGACGCTAAGGCGGAGTTGGCCACCACGAATATATTTACTGCGCCGCAGAAAATAAAAGTGGGATCGGCCGGTATGGCTACGACGTACGCGGCTACGGGCGAGCTTGTAATTGAATCAGACACAACCGGGCTTATTCAGTTTCTGGGGCCGGATAATTATGGCTTGCATGTGCAATTTGGTTGTCCTTCGGCCAGCGGAATGTTCGCTGACATTATGGGTACATGGAACTCAGGTACGCCGTATATTGGATTTAATATCTCTACGGCAAGTTCGCTTACTCCAATCATTGCACAGTTTGCCAGTCAGACCGTTTTGTACAGAGACCTGCGCTTGGTGGATACGGGAGTTACTGCATTTGCCTCCCCGTTTATTTATCTAGACAGGGAAAGTGATTCGCCGGCGGCTGGCGACTCTATTGGGGCGATTTACTTCCGTGGGTATGACGATGAATCAGCCCGAATTAAGTATGCGGCCTTGTCCGGCTATATTGAAACGACTGCGACTGGCGCGCAAGATGGCCGGCTGTATCTGCAAACGACGCGGGCAGGTACGTTTACGGCCCGCGCCTATCTTGGAGATGGACTTGTTGTGGGGTCTCCGACGGGCGCAGATAAGGGCGCAGGAACGATTAATGCCCAGGCGGTTTATGACGACAATGTGCTTTTGACAGACTATGTCTTTGACTATGCACTCGGAACGGGCATCACAGATGAGGCTGTTGCAGTGGGCTTTGATGCGCGGGCGGATATGGTTTCGCTCGAGACATTTAGTCAGTTTTGGAAAGAGAACAAAAGACTGCCGACGATGCCCTCGAGGGAGAAATTTAGCGAAGCCGGTCTGTCGGTGGGCGCGCTGGCGCAGCACCTGTGGGAAACGGTGGAACTGCAGGCCCTGCATATTGAAGAGCTTAATCAACGAATTTCGGCCTTGGAGTGATGCTTGATTGTTTGGCTTCTCCTTCTCTGTTGCTTTCTTGTACTCCTTTTCTGGTGGTGGCCAAAGATGGCACTTGTCCCGATAACTAGCGTTGGTCGTTTAGGAATCATTGCGGATAAGCAGCCGCATACGCTGCCGCCTGAGGCTTGGTCGGGCGGCCAGAACATTGGCTTTTCTGAGAATGGGGTTTATCGAATCAAAGGCCAGACGGCGGTTTACGGCACGCCGAGTGTAGATCCATATTGGTGCTTTCCGTGGAGTGACGTAGCGACGAATTATTGGATCTATACCTCAACCGGCCAGGCCTATCGCATGACGGCGACAGGGCACACAGAAGTCACCCGGTTAACGGCCACAGGTGGTGCCAACGATTATACGGCGGGAGATAATCCACTCTGGAATGGCGGCGTTCTCGGTGGAGTCCCGGTGATTAACAATCGCGCGCTGACCGATCCGCCGCAGGTTTGGGACTCCGGCACGACCAAGTTCATAGATTTAACCAACTGGCCCGCGAGCACTTATGCTAAAGTGGTCCGGCCGTATTTGAACTTCCTCGTTGCGCTTCACATGAAAGAAAGCGGAACGGAGTATCCAACGAAGGTTCGCTGGTCATCCTCTGCAGACCCCGGCACCGTGCCGACCTCTTGGGTGGCCTCCGGCACGAACGATGCAGGTAGTGCCTCGCTCAGTGACACCACAGGACATATCGTAGATATGGCTACGCTCAAGGGCGTGAACATTATCTATAAAAAAGACATTGCCTATTCGATGCAGTATGTCGGAGGCGAGTACATTTTCGACTTCAATATTCTGTTTCCAAATCTTGGACTGTTGGCACCGCGCGCCGTAAAGGAGTTTTTTGGTCGGCACTTTATGGTAACGCAGGGAGACGTGGTTATTCATGATGGGGCACAAATTCAGTCTGTGGTGAAAGACAAATATCGGTCTTGGCTTTTTAACAGCATAGAAGACACGGCCGAGGATTATGTCTTTGTTGTACCAAATTACTCCCTGCGGGAAATGTGGATTTGCTTTGTCGAATCAGGCCGGACAGATAAGCTTGCAAGCCTGGCGCTTATCTGGAACTGGCGCGATGATACCTGGACGGTGCGGGAACTACCAACAGTTGCACACATTGGAATAGGACTCATTGATACGTCTGGTGTATCAATGACTTTCGATGGCGGGTCAGGCACGGTTTTTGATGATGATCTGGGGACGTTCGGTACGCGGGCGTATTCGCCCTATGAGAATCAACTGCTCATGGCGCGGCCGGGAAGTTCCAAGGCTTTTTACAAGACCAACGATTCTAATAAATTCGCCGGGAATCTGTTTACCTCGTATATTGAACGGGTGGGGCTGACTATTTCAGGTGTGGATCGGCACGGGCAGCCTAAAAGCGATCCGAGTTCGGTCAAGTTTCTTCGAGCTATTTATCCAAAGATCTCGGCCGATACGGGCACTCTCATTGATATTTACGTTGGAACTCAGATGTCAATGAACGAGGCCATAAAGTGGCACGGACCCTATTCTTTCGATCCGAGCACGGATAAGAAGATAAACTGTTTTGTCTCGGGGCGTTTCCTGGGGGTGAAATTCCAGTCTAGTTCAGCTCGGCGTTGGACGCTGCACGGGTACGATCTGGACGTGGGTGTTTTGGGAGTTTTCTAATGAGAAATACCTTAAGCTACGCACCCGCGCCTGTTCCACAGGACCCTGAACTGTTGCCGCAGTATCTTCAAACAGAGCTGTTGAAATTGAAAAGTGTAATCAGGTCTGTGATTGAGGGCGGGGTTGAGGTTTACCACACTGCGCCGGATCGGGTCTGGGACGGAAGGATGGTTCTTGCAGATGGTTCTGATTGGGATCCTGGATATGGGGAGGGAGTGTATGTGTACTACGCGGGAGACTGGCAATTGCTCTGTATCGCGCCTTGCTATGAGCCGGCGATATGATTAAGGGCCTCAGTCAAGAAGAAAAGGCGGCGATGCTTCCCTTGTTTAAGGGGTCGCGGGCCGCTCTTGAGATTATCGATATTCTTATCAGCATCACCCATATCTGGGACGATTTGATAGATAAAGATAAGCCGGTGACTGATGCGGAAATTAATTCAGTCTTTTATAATGCCCTTGTGACACTTCCCCGGAATCCTCTTTTTCAGATGAATCAAGAGCGGTTCGTGACCACACTGGAAAACGCGATCTTCGACTGGATGACTTCGTGTAAGATGGAGACGTGTACGATGCAGAACCTTCGCGCGGCCTGGGTACTTCGGACTTCGCTCTCGAATATAACTGTGCAGTTGGCTCAAATTGTCGGCGGATTTGAACATGCGCAGGCGGTTTCGGATCAGATTAAGAATGGGATACTTGACGACTGGGATGAATATAGACAGGAACATGAGAGGGTAAATTGATGATTCAGTTTCTGAAAATCTGGAGGCGCGCGTTTGCTCCTTTACGCTTTTGGGATGGTGGCGGCGGCGGGGATACTCAGGTTATTCAAAAATCTGATCCGTGGCCCGCGCAACAGGAACAGCTGAAATTTGGCTTTGACCAAGCAAGAGAACGATTTGCGGCGCCTGGACCTGAGTTCTTTCCACGAGCAACCTTTATTCGGCCGAATCAGTTAGAGACTCAGGCGCAGAATCAGGCCCTGGCAAATGCACGATATACAATGCCGGGGCTAATTGGTAGTACCAATCAGGCGCTGCAGTTTGGACTTGGCCCGGTTTTGAGTCCAGAGTCAAATCCGTATTTGGCGCAAACGGCTGAAGCGGCCATGCGGCCGGTGGAAGAGTCTTTGATGGAACGGATCTTACCCTCGATCCGCTCGGGCGCGATGCAGGCCGGCCAACTTGGCGGCGACCGTCAGGGGATTGTTGAGAACCAGGCTATTCGGGATGCGGTGAGGGAAATGTCGGATCGGACCGCTGGGATTTACAGTACGGCATACGGCCAGGGGTTGGACGCGCAAGGCCGGGCTTTGGCCCTGGCGCCGCAGACGATCCCGCTGAATCTGGCGCCGAGCGCGATCCAGGCTGATGTGGGTGCGCAAAGAAGGTCAGTTGACCAAGCCGCGCTGGACGAGGAAATGGCCCGCTGGAATTTTGAACAGCAGTTGCCTGAGGCGAAGCTGGATAAATTCATGGGCCTGATTCAGGGTAACTTTGGTGGGAACAATATGACAAGTTCAATGGCCGGGAGTGATCCCCTGGGCGGCGCGCTTGGCGGGGCCATGCTTGGATATGGGATTCCGGGCATGGCAGGGGCATTGGGCGGGCTAGGCCTGGGCGGAATGGGGCCGGCATCGCCGGGGGTTCTCGGCAGCCTGGCTACAATGAATCCGCTTCTTTTAGGACTTGGCGGCGCGCTCTTGGGCGGGCTCTTCGGGTCGAGGTGAGACATGGCTGACTACGAATATAAAGACCCGAGGTATGATCCGCGAAAGATTCCGGGCGCGGATCATGTGCAGGCCTTTGATGATGTTTCGGACTGGCTTCGGCGGTATTGGGCAGAGATCTCGGGGCCGGCGGCCAAGGGCTATGAGGCGGGAGGCATCCCAGGCGCGCTTGGTGGAACAGCGCGGGGAGTTGGAAATGCACTGGCCTTCCCTGCGCATGAGCTTTTTGGCGCGGGAGACATTACGGCGCGGATGCAGTCCGGCTTCACGGGAACGCCTCCGGTTCAGTTTAATCCTGCGGCGGCTCCGTCCCTTCCAGCGGCTCCTGCACCGAGTCCTACAGCCGCAGCCGCACCTCCGGCTCCACCGATAACCTCGCCCTATGTGAATTACTCAGCCCCGAATGTGCAGATTCCGGGGCTGCCAGATACATCCGCGGCTCAGGCCGCAATGCAGGCGGCGGCACCGAGTCCAGAACAGCCGCCGCCGGAATTGGCAAACTATATCATGCGCGGGCTTTTGGCAGGGGTAGGTCCCGCTACAGCACCGACTGGATCGCGGATTCTTGGTATGGCCCTGGGCGCGCTTCAGGGCCAGGGCGCGCACGGGGATCTGCTGAGACAAATGGAAGAAAAGGACGAAACAGCAAGGCGGGAGTATCAGCGGTGGCTTGCTACACAGCAGGGGCAAGGTTCTCAGCAGGAGTTCCAGAACAAGCTGGCGCAGACGGAAACACAAACGGCCATGCACGAAGCTGCACAAATGGCACAGGTGCGGAACGCAGCGCAGCTTACGCCGACGGTTTCGGGCAAGACTGTGGTTACAAAGGAGAAGAAAGGGGATCAGATTCAGTATAATATTAATCAACTATCTGACCCGGCCGTACAGGCGAAGATCCAAGCCCTGCAACTTGGCGCGGCGAACAACCCGAAGCTTTTGTTTAATACCCTGATGCAGTCCCCCGGCGGCGCGCAGTTGGTTCAAGAGGCCGCGGATGCTGTGGGGGTAAATGCTCAGGCGCTGCGGGCCGTAGGCGTTGATGAAAAGGGTGTATCGCAAGCGGCAATGGCACAGCTGATGCAGTACATTGCCCAAACCGATCCCGAGATCTATGCAGCCCTGCTCGAGCGGGCCAAGCAGCAAGCAATTGTTGAAGCACTGAGTAAGTAAATGCCGACACTAGAAGAGCTGATCGCCAAGCGGAATCAGAAGCAAAAGTCTGTTTCTGACATGGGCACCTTTGAAGTCCTGGGGAGAAGCTTTGTCCAGGGGCCGCAGAGCCTTATTGGAATTGAGCCGGAGGATACGCTGGTCCGCGGCCAGGCTGAGCATCCGGCGGCAGCTTTGATTGGAGAGGGTCTTGGCTATGCGGTGCCGTATCTCGGCTGGGCCAAGGCCACGACGAAGATCCCTGCGCTGGTGCGGCTGATGGACAGAGTGGGCGGCGCGGAAAAAGTGGCTGAGGCTCCGGTCCGCGCCCTGGCC